TACAACGGTGGCGGAATGACAACGATGAACAGCATCGGCAACACAACTGGTTTGCAATATTCAAGCCAAAACATTTACGGTCTATCAATGGTTGTTGACAACAACTTTGCTAGCGGCACAATGCTTGTTGTTTACGCTCCAGGCTACGAAATTTACGAACAGCAAAAAGGCATCATGTCTGTAGAAGTACCTGCAACCCTTGGTCGCACGTTTTCTTACTACGGTTATTTTGCAACATTCGTCGCCAAGTCCTCGTTCATTCAATCCATCGTCGTTGCCTAGTAGTCGAGCGGCATAACCGCTATGGCTACATTCAACACAGCGTCAAAACAACTATTAAATAACTACGCCTGCATATCAACGCTTGAACCTACCGACATTGCAGTCGGTGACACAATCGTCGTTGGCAGTCTTGGCGCACCGTTTAACGGCACATTCACTGTGTTGTCATGTCCGCAATACAAATACGAAGGCATTGACCCAATCACAGGCGAATGGATATTTAACGAAACTGATCCAGTAGCAAACCAATTGCTATACGCCTGCACAGGCGCAGCAGTCGAATATGTCGCAATCTATACAGGCACCGTTGCGTTTACGCCTACGTGCACATGGATCACGGCCGCCAACCTTGTCACCTATCTTGGCGTATCAATCACAAACCCGTCAGATGACTACACGCTCATAACCCAAGCCGTAAGCGCTGGCAACCAGTTCTGCAGCCGTAGACGCGCCGAGGCTGGCTATTACGACGAGCTGGCAACCAGCCCGTCAGGTGACGTCACATTAGGGACATTGATGTATTCAGCAGCGTTGTGGCGTTCGCGTGGATCGCTTGAAAACGTGTTTGCAACATTCGAAGGCATGGGATCAGCGCCACAACAATCATTGACACCAATCGTAAAACAGTTGTTAGGTATTGACCGACCTGCGGTTGCCTAATGCCAGCACCGTACACAGATCTACTAAACGAAGGCATTGACGACCTATCTGCAACGCTTACAGCAATAACATCGTTGCGCGTAATAACCGATCCGACTCGAATTGTTCCAAATTGTGTTTTCATGCAGGCGCCAAGTTTTACAACAACAGCAGGCAACGGCAACATTGTGCGAATGGATTTTCCAATCAAAATCATTGGCACAGGGCCAGCAGGCTTGCCAGTTTTGCGCGAAATTTTGCAAATCACGGCAACAGTTTTGGCGTCAGCAATCATCGTTACATCAGGACAACCAGGGGTGCTAGAAATCGGTGGACAAGAATTTCCGTGTTACGATTTAACATGCGCTATAGCGGCAAGGACGGCTTAAATAATGGCTAAATACATCGTTACCAGCAATCGACTAGACGGCCTTAAACGCGGTGACGTCATAGATGACAAAGACTTAGACGGCGTAAACATACAATTTTTGTTAGACGCTGGACACCTATCCACACAAGAAACCAAAAAACCTGCTAAAACTAAAGACACAGAACAAAAGGACTAACCAACATGGCGACAACCGTTTACCTCAGCAACCCAGCGCTTACAATAAACGCTGTAAACCTCACCGATCAGGCAACTGAAGCAACTTTGACATATGCCTATGACCAATTAGAAACATCGGCGTTTGGGGACGTAGCACGCAAATTTGGTGCGTCGACTGTGACGTCATTGCAAAACAACGAATTTGAAGTAACACTATTTCAATCGTACGAAGCCTCAGAAACTGAAGCAACAATCTACGGTTTGGTTGGAATTACATGCAACATTACTGTGTCGCCAACTGCAGCAGGTTTAGTTACACCAACAGCGACAGCGCCAAAATACACTTTGACAGGTTGTTACCTTGCAAGCCACACACCAATTTCGGCATCGCTTGGCGAACTGTCAACAATCACATTGACATTCGCTGGTGGCGCACTAACTAAAGCAGTTTCATGATCTTGCGGCTTTGGCCGCTGAGAACTAAGAAAGCAAGCAAAAACAAACAAAGCCGTACCGAGGGGGCGTAATGCAATTAACACTTGAAGTGCAATTTTTAGACGATCGTGAACCAGTAACCGTTGAAACAACATTGTTTTCAATTGTGTTGTGGGAGCGTAAATACAAACGCAAAGCATCTGAATTAGGTAGCGCAATTGGTCAAGAAGATCTAGCATATTTGGCTTACGAGGCATCAAAGTTGTCAGGCATTGTCGTGCCTGCAATGTTTGACGATTATGTCAAATCGTTAAAATCGTGTTTGCCTAAGGCGGCAAATGACCCAAAAGTCGACGCGGTTCCTACCGCTACGGACTAGCACAAATTCTTGTGGCTACTGGATTTTGGCCGCCACAAATACCATTCGAGGCTGACGACATGAACACAACTATTGATTTATTAAACAAAGAGCGTAAGTGATGCCAGTATCTACAACTGTTGAAGTCGTCGGTTTAAAACAAACCATTAATTCATTGCGTAAAATTGATCCACAACTACAAAAAGATTTTAAAGCTGACGCAACAGCAATCGCACAACCAGCAATCAATGCTGGCAAAGCGGCTTATACACGTGTACCAATAAGCAATTTTGCAAAAGATTGGACAGAAAAAAAAGAACCACGCCGACGCATAAAAGGTTTCAGCGTTGACAAAGCACAAAGCGGCGTCAAGATGCGTTTTGACACACGGCGCAACGCGGTCGGCGTAATTCTTATAGAACAAAAAGACCAGGGTGCAGCGATTTTTGAGGTTGCAGGTCGCAGAAATTCAAACCGTTTAGATACAAGTTTGCGTATTGCTGGCTATCCCGTTAGCGCTGGTCGCACTCGACTTATCGGGCCAGCCGTTTACAAAGCACGCCGAGGCATTGAAAGCGAAATGTTTAAAATGATCCAAGGCACTATTACAACCGTGCAGAAAGATCTATAGTCATGGCTTTATCTATTCCGATTATTAGCGAGTTTGACGGCAAAGGTATTGAAAAAGCCGTCAAAGAATTTAAACAGTTAGAAGGCGCTGGCGCTAAAGCAGGTTTTGCACTTAAAAAAGCAATGGTGCCAGCGCTTGCAGTATTGGGCGGTTTGGCTACTGGTTTAGGTTTAGCGACTAAAGCAGCCGTTGAGGATCAAAAAGCACAAGACCTATTAGCGCAACAGTTGCGCACTAGCGCTATGGCTACCGATGACGTCATCAAACAAAATGAGGCGTTTATATCTTCTTTGTCTATGGCAAAAGCGGTTGCGGACGACGAGTTGCGTCCAGCTTTATCAAATTTAGTTAGGGCTACTGGATCAGTTGAGGTCGCACAAGATTTAATGTCAACAGCGCTCGACATATCGGCAGCCACAGGCAAAGACCTAGAAACTGTGACGTTGGCATTAGGTAAAGCAGCTAACGGTCAAACAGCAGCACTAACAAAACTTGATCCATCGCTTAAAGGCGTCATTGATTCCGAAAGCACTTTGGCGGATATCACCGACGCATTATCTGTGTCGTTTGGTGGCGCGGCAGACGTCGCAGCCAAATCGTACGAAGGTCGAATGAAGTCAATGAAAATTGCAATGGACGAAACTAAAGAAAGCATTGGCGCAGCATTGTTGCCAGTATTAGAAAAACTGTTGCAAATATTGGCACCACTAGCGGCGTGGGCTCAACAAAACACAACAGCGTTTTTAATTATTGCAGGCGTCATCGGCGGTTTTGCAGCGGCGATCGTGGTCGCAAACATTGCGATGAAGGCGTACACAATTGCTACGCAAGCAGTTACAGCCGCAACAGCGTTGTTTAATTTTGTTTTAAACGCCAACCCTATTGCCTTAATAATCATTGGCATCGTTGCGTTCATTGCTGCAATGGTTTTGCTATACAAACGATTTGAAGTTGTCCGCGAAGTAGTCGACACAGTATTTAGCGCAATCAAAACAGCCGTAACCACCAGCCTAGATTTTTTGACAAGTTATTTCACAGGCGTACTAAACATCTACAAAGGCATATTCAACGCAATAGCCAAACTATGGAATGGCACAATAGGCAAATTGTCGTTTTCATTTCCGTCATGGGTGCCAGGTTTTGGCGGTAAAGGCATAAGCGTGCCAAACATACCGATGCTCGCCGACGGTGGCATTGTGACGTCACCAACGTTGGCAATGATTGGTGAGCGCGGCCCTGAAGCAGTTGTGCCATTAAATCGTGCAGGCGGTTTTGGTGGTGGGCTAACAGTTAATGTGACGGGCGGTTTGTCGACTAGCGCCGAAATAGGTCAAGCGGTTGTCAATGCAATCCGTGCATACAACAGATCAGCAGGCCCAGCACAAATACAGGTTGCCTAATGGCTGGCACAGCAGTTGTCGGTGCAGGCAACTACACACTAGAAATTGACACAGGTTTTATACAAGACGCATTTATCCTTAATGACGCAACGGCTGGCGTATTAAACAACACAACTTATGTGCTGAATGGTTCAACAAACTTTGCGGACGTCACCGACGGCATAGACAGCATTATGGTCAAACGTGGCCGACGCGATCAAGGCGACCAATTTAGCGCTGGCACAATGTCGTTTAACATGCTTGACACAACAGGCATATTTAACCCGTTTGACACGTTGTCACCATACTTTGACCCAGCGACAGCGCAACCAGGTTTAGCACCAATGCGCAAAGTGCAACTAGCGCGATACAACAACATTAACGTCAAAGAATATTTGTTTAAAGGTTACATAGTAAATTTTGACTATAACTTTGCGCTTGGCGGTTTAGATACTGTGACGGTTTATTGTGCAGACGATTTTTATTTGCTGGCACAAACATATTTGGCAGAATTTAATGTCAGCGAACAATTGAGCAGCGCTCGACTAACAGCAATATTGGATCGGCCTGAAGTTGCATTTCCAGCAGGACAACGCAACATCAGCACAGGCACACAAACCTTGGGCGGTGCAGCAGCCTTTACAATTGTTGAAGGTACAAACGTGCTCGAATATTGCAACCAAATAAACACAGCCGAGCAAGGCCGTCTATTTATGGCACGTGACGGCGATCTAACATTTGAACCGCGTATCGGCGCCACGCTTAGCGGATCTGTAGCAGACTTTCACGACGACGGCACAAACATACCCTACGACGCCGTAGGCATATCATTTGAAGCAGATCAAGTTGTCAACCGTGCAGCGGTCGCCATACTTGGCAACACAACCCAACAGGTCGCAGACGATGCAGCAAGCCAAGCCAAATATTTTATACAAACAGCCAGCATCACAGGTTCATTGCTGCACAACAATACAGCGGCGTTGGCGTTGGCCAATTATTTATTGGAACCTGAACCCGAGGCGCGTTACACGTCGCTAGGCACAAACCTCAACAAACTGACAACAGCTCAACGCGACACAGTTGCGATTATTGATATCGGCGACACAATTACTATCGAAAAAACGTTTGCGTCGGGTGCTGGCACAACCGAGTTAGCCCAAGAATTAGCGGTTGAGGGTGTCGAGCATACAATCACGGTTAGTAACGGCCACAGCGTCATGTATTTTACATCGCCGACGGTTGTGGTTTACGAGTTAATATTAAACGACGCGGTTTTTGGCATCATTGATGCAGACAACGTTTTAGGATAAGGTAAAGGACAATATGACAACGCCATTTCCATTTGTTGCATCACAA